TGTCGGTTTTCTTAATGAGCGCCTTCGGGTTCTCGTCGTCTTTCCATTTCAGGACGATCCTTTCCTCTACGAGCTTGTCGCGGACCGTGAAAGGGACCCTCCTTTCCGTGAAGGACTGGCGAAGGATTCCTTCGTCGATGGACATCTTCCCGTTTTGGAGGGCGTCGATGAGCATACCGGCGCACTCCGATTTCCTGGTGTTGTACGAGGCCTTGTCCTTCGCCGGCGCCTTGTTGTCGAAACCGAAGCAACCTACCATCTCTTCCGACTGCTTGAGCCAGTTTCCGATGCCGTTCACGTCGAACGCGAAGTTTTCCTTCGGGACTCCGTTCTTTTTCAGGAAATCCAGGATGATCGGGATGACGTCCTCCGAGGTGACGTACTTCTTGGCGAAGAGGTCTATTATGTGCATCCCGTCCATCGCCCAGAGTACGAGCCAGTCGTCCCGGAGCGCTATGTCACCACCGGCCACCCGGACGCCGTTCACTTGCGGGGTGTTCTCGAAGAAGCGGTTCATATCGTTCATCGTGATGAGCGCCCCGGTATCGTCCACATCCCTCCAGACGCCACGGATATCGTTGATGACGGACTTCGAGCCTCCGGAAGAGATACGGTTCATGTACTTTGTATCCGTCACCTGGAGGATCTTGTTCTCCGCATAGTCTCCATCTATGAACGTCACGGAGGTAATGTAGTCCGAATAATCCCTTTCAGGGTTTTCGGTCAGCTGCGATATCTTCCGTTTCGCGTTGGGGTTTTCGTAGACCTCTTCCGGCGTGTCCCCCCAGGCTATCTCCATCACATCCTCACCGTATCGGCAGAAGTAGCGTATCTTCCCAGACCTTTCCGGTATCGCCTCGTCGGTCTCCGGGTCTATCCACCAGTCCAGGAACCAGCGTAGCTTGTTAGAGCGTCCCACCGGGTTGCAAGTACAGATGAACCTGGTTGGGAGTCCGGTAGTGCTTCGGTTGGACCCGATAAGGTCGAACACGACGCTCATGGAGTCTTTCGTGAACTCCGCAAGTTCCTCGATGACGATATACGGCATCTCGGCTCCACGGAAACGGTCCTTGACTTTCGTAAGGTCGGCCAGGTGTTCCATCTTCATCGTTGCCCCTGTTCCGTTGAAGAACTTCGCCTCGAAGGCAGTATCTGCGAAGTTGGCGAAGCCACGGAAGACCTGTTTGCCGCTCCTCCAGATACCGCGTCGTACATCGTTCTCGAAACGGCGGAAGCCATACATGTTTATGTCCGGATTCTCCGCGTATTCAAGGGCGCCGAATAGTGATACGAAAGTTTTTCCGGCGCCGCGACGTCCTCCACAGATGATGATGTCCGCTTCGCTTGTAAGCACCTTCTCCTGGAATCCGGCTTGTGGTACGAGGTTATAGACCCGTTTCCCGCTTCGTTTCAGCTCCAGGTTCTCCTTCCTTATCTCTTCCACATAGTCGTAGGTATACACCTCCATTCCCTGCTCAAGGAACACGGGATCGAGGTGCTGGCGCTCATTTATGGACGCTGCGGCATTCATTTGTCGCAAAGATGCGGATATTTCATCAATAATTGTCAATAATTTTTGACATATATTGATACGAAAGCGATATATTTGTCCGCGTATGGAGGCAAAGACCGAGAAAACGGGCGTCCAGATAACCTGTCCCGTTTGCAGAAAGACCTTTCCTGTGCGTGTCCAGCGCCTTGAAGGGCGGCTGTCCCTGTCCGTCAGATGCCCCCATTGCAAGAGGATCAGCGAGATCACCTTGCAGGACATACGATAGCGCCTTTTGAGCGCGCATAGAGGTCGCGAGAGTTGCCAGACAACCAGCCAGGCCCGGAGTAGAAATCCCTTGTGGGTTTCCGCTTCGGGCTTTTGTATAACCTAACAGTTCATTGAAAACATGTTCAAAGAAAAAATCGCAAGTGCGCTCAAGACGAAGTATCAGCGCTTTGGATTGAGCAATGAGGCTATTGACCGGATTGCCTCGGCGAGAGAAAAGACGGTTACAAGCGAGGATGAGGTCGATGCGGCTGTCGCTGATGCCGCGACGATGGAGTCAATCGCACTCGAACTCCAGAAGATGCGGGACGCGGAGATCCAGAAACGGACCGACACTCAACGCGCCTTCGATGCTTACAAGGAGAAAAACCCGACGCAGAAGCCTGATGACGACACCGTGCCGGAGCCTCCGAAGCCCGTGGACATGCCTGAACCCGAATGGGCCAGGAAGCTCCGCGAGCGTTACGAGCGCGAAGACAAGGAAAAAGCCGACAAGATCATCTGCGACGCCATCACGGCGAGGCTGAAGATGGAAGGATGTTCCAACCCCGGTATCCTCAAGTCCACGATGAAGGGATTCACCCTCGGAAAGGACGAGACGGAGGATAACGCTGTTGCGAGGCTCAAGACCGAGTACAACGCCTACTACAAGGAGGTTTTCGGTGACGGGGCCGTTCCGGGACTTGGTGGCCAGGCATTCGCCGATGCGAAGACAGCGACGGCACACAAGAACGACTTCCTCCGTCAGCAGGGACTTCTCCCGCAGCAGGAAAAGTAATCCCTAATCCATTAACAACATGCCTAAATTCAGTTCATTCAACGCATTTGGCTCCGAGTCCTTTGAAAGCTCCCAGAGCCATATCCCGGTGTGGCTTGGTGTTGTTGGTCCTGTTCCCGTTGGTGGCACCCTGAAGAAGGATTACGCCCGCAAGGGTTTCCTCCTTCCTGCCGGCTCCCCGGTCAACCTGACCGACAAGATCATCACTCCGTTCGTGGGCTTTGAAGTCGTGAGCTATAGCGCCGCCGGCGCCTCCGACACCTATGACACCATCGTTGTCAAGCCCGCCGATTTCGGTGGCGTGAAAATCGCCCCTTCCGCCGAAGACATCCTCCAGAAGGTCGGTGCCACCTTCGCATCCACCGGAGCCGCCCGTGCCGTCTATTCCTCTACGGAAGTTACCGAAGGCACGAACGCCGGATGCTACACCGTCCTCATCGCCAAGAGCGCGAACCTTGGTTCCCTCTCTGCTGGTGACGTCCTCACCCCGTCCGCAGGTACTGCTGGTGCTTCCGGCAAGTCCATCGCGGTCCAGCCCAACGGCTATCTCTACAATGACATCTACTTCGGCGCCCTCGACGGTGACAAGGATACCTACACCCTCGCCGCTTCCGGGGCTGTCGTCCGCTATCATCACGACGGTCTGCTCGTCGAACTGACCCCCTCCGCCGCCGTCAAGGAACAGATGGCCGCCGCCGTGCCGGGTGTCCTTCAGGTGCTTGTCTAACCCATTAACGAATAGGAGAAAACACTATGGATACCTACCAGATTCAGTTCTACGATCTTCTCTCCCGCGCCCTCGGCCCTGGTGAGAGCCTCCAGACCTTCCTGGACAACACCCTCGCGCTCAAGTACAACGCCCTCCAGCTCGACGGCTTCACCTTTGAGCCGTTCATGCAGACCGACTTCACCTTTGAACAGGTGTTCGGCGAGATTGGCCTCAATGCCACCGCGCAGTACTATGACCTCGACTCTCCGGCCCTGCCTGACGGCACCCCCGGCATGAAGTCCTACACGGGCAAGATCCCGCGCATGAAGAAGGTCGAGTATTTCAACGAGGACAAGCTCCGCAAGATGAAGCTCATCGAGGACCGTCGTTCCGCCTCTCCCGCCCAGATCGCGGAGATCGCCTACCAGCAGCTGTTCATCACCGTTGACAACCTCATCGGCGGCCACACCAACGCCCTGACCTATCAGCGTCACCAGGCCGTGTCCAAGGGTAAGTTCGTCATCAACGCGACCAACAACCCGAAGGGTATCAAGAACGTCGTCATCGACTACCATATCCCTGCCGACAACAAGACCACCCTCCAGGACAACGACCGTTGGTGGACTTCCAGCACCCACACCGATGCGAACAAGGGTTCCTCTTCCGACCCGATCAACGACCTCAAGGCCGTCGTCCAGGCCGCCCGCAACAAGGGCGTCCGTGGTCACTTCGAGGTTGAGATCAACTACCTGAAGGAGTGCCTTGCTCACCCGAACGTGCTGTCCGTCATCGGCACCTCGATGCTCCCGGCCAGCGATTCCACCGCACAGGTGGCCTACGCCCGCATCCAGCCCTACGACGTGCTGAAGGCTCGCCTGGAGGCCCTCATCGACGCCCCCATCAAGGCTATTGACTCCCTCGTTCCCATCGAGAGCATCGACAAGGCGGAGAAGGCTTTCACCCGCGCCAATGTCAATGCGTTCGAGAAGGATGTCTGGGTCTATGTCCCGGACGGCAACATCGGTGTCGTGAAGACCGTCGAGCCTATCGCCATCGAAGGCGGCCAGTATGGCTCCTTCTACGGCGGCAAGCTCCTCCTCACCGTTGGCGTTGACTATGTGAAGAAGTGCCAGTCCTACAACACGGAAATGACCTCCCTGGTCGTTCCTTCCGTGCCGCAGTACATGTGGTATCTCTTCCCGAACGCCTAAAGTTCATTGACAACGTGAAAAACCGACGGAAGAGATGGCAAGCATAGCTGACAACATGACCATATCCGGGTGGCTCACCGCGAAGACCGACCTTATCCTCGACCTCTCGCAGGAGTTCATCTGGGCCACCCTCCTTCACCGGGGAGTGGATGACGATGAAACGCTGGTTTCGGAGATTGACGAGCGCACCCGCGACCTCATCCTCGCCGACGCCTACTTCAATGCCGCCATTTCTTCCGTAAAGTCGGGTACGCAGGGAGAGGCCGACGGCGGCTGGACTCACTATGTGGCGATAAAGAACGTCGTGAACCGTGATGCGTTACTGCAAATGGCGAAAGACCTTTACGCGAAGTGGGACGAGCCGTTCGTAGACCCCAATCCCAAGATCCGTATGAAAAACCTCTACTGATGTACAATCCCCGCTGGCCCCATACCTTCCGCGTGGTCGAGGAAACCCTCGACGCGAACGGACTCCCGGTTACGGACGAGAACGGCAGGCCCGTCACCCGCACGAAGACGGTAGAACGCATCGTGTACGACGGGAACTACAACCCCCGCCGGAACTCGGACGGTTCGTTCCAGACGCAGGAGGTGGACGAGATGCCCTGGGGATACCGCACATCGACCGGAGGCTTGAAGACGGCCGGCGAGGTCATCGTGGCGGACTACAAGGTTTCCACCCCGATGATGCTCACGGAGCTTCCTACGGGTACTGTTCTGGAGATGACCGACTACACCCATACGTTCCGGGTGAAGATACTCAAGATGACTACCTACAACTGGGGTACGAACCTTTGGGTTGACAACATCAAGAACTGATGGGTTACGAGGCACAGAACAACGCGACCATCGAAAGGGCCTTCACCCGCTTCCGCCAACTGGAGTACGAACGGGTCAGGACGGGCATGATAAGCGTCGCCCAAGCCGGTCTGCTGTTCCTTATGGATGCACACGAAATGTATAACATCCAGGGGGAACACCACCACTTGAACGAGGACAACACGCTCGCCTGGGCCGTAGCCTACAACGGGACGATAATCAATTCCGGAGACCTCCAGGGAGCCATGGGCCAGGGCGACGTCTTTGACGAAATCCCCGGCGAGGCGAAAGAGGAGGCGGAAACCGTCCTGAAGGGTACGAGGGGCTGGGTCGGTATCATCTATTCGTCCATGATGGGATGGTATCGCTGGGACTGGGAAGAGGCTTACCTCAACTATTCGAGGGAGATGGTATCCGCAGACTTTGACCGCATTTTCAGGAGTGTTAAGACATGAGTATCAACAACTTCGACATAACCGACGTGGAGAAGCTCGTCGCCGATGCCGTGAGGACGCTGGGCGTATCGAAGAACGTCTGGAACAACCGCCCCAAGGCTACTGACGACTCCATCGACGATTTCGTGGTCGTGAAGGTCACGGGGGGCATCACGGACAAGGCCGCTTTCGGCCAGACCCGCCTTGCCGTCCACCTCTTCGCCCGCGACATCATGGAGATGAAGAACTCCAAGCGCCTGTCGGTGATGCAGAAGGCCCTGGAAGGACTCCCGCTGTGGATTGAACCCACGGGCGAGAACCACCCTCACGGGCTTCTCATGGACGGACACCCCCGTATCGTAGGAGACACGCCCGACGACTTCGGTTTTCACGCAAGAATCATCACTTTCCGTTTATACATTAAAGCAGTATAAGACCTATGGCAACTCTCACCCATGCTATGCTCGACGACCTCCACATCGGAAACGCCTGCCTGTCGCTCCTGGACTATCAGTCCGGTGGCGTGGACATCACTTCCGGTCTGGACTTCTCGGCCGCCGACCAGATCTACACCCTTGAGGACACCTTCAACCTCTCCTGCGACGACCCGTCTTCCACGGACATCCGCATCGACCAGCACCGTGAGGTTATCGACGTGGCCATCGACAAGAGCGGTAACTGGACGATGACCGGCAACATCCCGACCCAGGCCGTCGCCGTGTTCAACAAGTTCTACAAC